GAACATGACTAACAAAGTCAACATAGAATTTTTAAGAGAACAATTAGATAAAGCATTAGTTGATATTGAAGACTTAAAAGATAAAGTTAGAGCAAACGGTAACGGAGCCCATTAATGACAGAGATGGTGATAGCATTATTGATGATAATCAACGGAGAGATTAAAGAGGCACGTATTCAACCCTCAATGTCAGATTGTTTGAAGGGTAAGCGTGTTGCTAAACGTCAATCTAAGTCACACATAAAATATCAATGTATTAAATCAAAAGCAGAACTAGAAAAAAATATAGATGGGTCTTTATCAATTAAAAAATTAATATTGGAGTAATAATGGAATTAACACGTAATTTTAGTTTACAAGAATTAATTAAATCAGATACAGCCGTACGTTTGGATATCAATAACAATCCAAACTCAGGACAGATAGAAAAACTAAAAGCACTGTGTGAAAATATTTTACAGCCAGTACGTGACCACTTCGGCAGAGTAAAAGTAACTAGCGGGTTCCGTAGCGAGCAGCTGTGCCTAAAGATAGGTAGCTCAGTCAATAGTCAACATGCAAAAGCTGAGGCGGCAGACTTCGAATGTATTGGTGTGGACAACGCTGAGTTAGCTGATTGGATTAACAAGAACCTTCCGTATGACCAGCTCATTCTCGAGTTCTACACTCCAGGTGAACCTAACAGCGGATGGATTCATTGCAGTTACACACCTGACCAACCAAGAAAACAATTCTTGCATGCTTACAAATCTGAAGGTAAAACTAAATACAAACCAATTATTGGAAAAGCAAAAGATTTAGTTTAAATGAAAATAGCTGTTATTGGCGCAGGAACCGTTGGAGTCCTAAGTGTTTGTCATTTTTTAGGATTTACTTCAAAAGATATTGAAGTAACTTGTGTACATAATCCCAAAAAAAATATTTTAGGTATTGGTGAAAGTAGCACCATAGCGATGCCATTACTTTTATGGCAAACATTAAATTTTAATTGTGAGTTTGATGGTCAAGATTTACAATATACATATAAAGCAGGAGTAAAGTTTAAGAATTGGAGAAATTCCGATTTTACAAGTCCTATAATACCACCTAATTATGCAATACATTTTGATAATTTTAAATTAGCAGAAGTTATCTTTAAAAAAGTTTATGAAAAATATTCTAATAGATTTAGTGAATTAAATATTGATATAAAAACAATAGATCAAAATAACCATGAAGTTATTATTAATAATAAATATAAATTTGATTACGTTATAGATTGTCGAGGTTTTCCTAAAGATTATACAAATTATACAAAAGTAAATCTTCCAATAAACCATTGTTTAGTTCATCCTGTCGATGAACCAGGTAATTGGAATTTTACATATCACGTTGCACATGATAATGGATGGATGTTTGGTATACCTCTTAAAAAAAGACAAGGGTGGGGATATTTATATAATGATGAGATTACTTCAAAAGAAGATGCGTTAATTAATTTTAATAAGATTACAAATAGAAAAATAAATTATGATAATATAAGAGAGTTTACATTTAAACCTTTTAGAGCGAAAAAGTTTGTTGACGGCAGAATATTACTTAATGGTAACTCTGCATTATTCTATGAACCTATTGAAGCTATTTCGGGAGGATTTTATGATGAACTGAACCGATTTTTTTTTGATTATATATTTAATAATACTTTGAATGAAAAACAAATAAATGATTCAATGCTAGATTTATCTGATAGATATTTAAACTTTATATCATTTATATATAAAGGTGGTAGTATCTATAAGACTGATTTTTGGAAACATACACAAGATATATGTAACAAGAATTTACAAAATAACAAATGGCTGGAAACAATTGAAAACGTAAAAAATAAAAGCAATCCAAACCCTGCTTTGTATCCTTTTAGTCCAGAAGCATGGTATATTCTAGATAAAAATTTATATAATAGTAAAACATTTAAATAAACAAAGGAGATAAAATGGCCATAGGAAGAGGACAAATATCTGCACAAATAGATGGTAAGTTGAGAGGTGCTAGAGGTGAAAAAAAGAAAAAAATACAAGTTAAAAAGAAACCCAACAGCAAAAAGTCTAAGGTCTTCAAAGTTTAGTCAAAAAGTGATACAATCCAAGAAATTGTATAACCGTAAAAAGGACTTTAATGGCGACTTCAGGAACAACAAGTTTTAATCTTAATATCGATGAAGTAATCGATGAGGGTTATGAAAGATGTGGTCTTAGCACTACTTCTGGTTATGAAATGCGATCCGCTAGACGAAGTCTAGATCTCTTATTTGCAGAATGGGGTAATAGAGGTATCCATCTTTGGAAAGTAGCTCTTCATGAAGCAACTCTAGTTAGTGGGCAAGCAGAATATTCTGTTGCAGCCGATGTTAGTGATGTTTTAGAAGCTTTTGTATCTTCAACTGCAGCAGGAGCAAATAGTGTCAATACTCAAGATGTATCATTAACAAAAATAGATAGATCAGCTTATGCAGCTTTACCAAATAAATTAGCTCTTGGACAACCTTCACAATATTATGTAGAAAGATTAACCACACCTAAAATATATTTATATCAAGCACCTGATTTAAACACTTACACAACATTAAAATATTATGTAATAAAAAGAATTGAAGATGCTGGTGCTTACACTAATGATGCTGATGTTGCTTATAGATTTCTGCCTTGTATGTGTGCGGGCCTAGCATATTATCTATCTATGAAAAAAGCTCCACAGCTTGTACAACAAAATAAATTAGTTTATGAGGATGAATTGAAAAGAGCGTTAGATGAAGATGGTCAAAGAACATCTACATATATCACTCCACAATCTTTTTATCCTAACGGAGTATAATTATGCCAAAATGGGCTACAGGAAAAAGATCACAATCAATATCTGACAGATCAGGAATGGCTTTTCCTTACACTGAGATGGTGAAGGAATGGAATGGTTCTTTAGTTCATTATTCTGAGTTTGAGCCTAAGCACCCACAGATAAGAAGAAAGTTTAATGTATCAGATGCTATAGCTTTACAAAATTCAAGAAATATGAAATTTCAACAACCGACTCAAGAATTTACAAATGACCAAACAATTTCTGATTCTGGTGGAATTACAGTTGGAGTTGTTAATTTATCTTTACCAGGAGATTTTGCATTTATAAATCAAGGAACATCAGCTATGACTCCTGCTGATCCGTCCTTACAAAATAGAAGAAGACAACTAGATGCCTTAGTTGGTCGAGTGGAGGTTAATATAACTTAATGGCAGTTACATACCCAAATTTTTTAACACAAGTAAGAAATTATACTGAGGTAGATAGTAATGTTTTATCGGATACTATAATTCAAGATTTTATTAGATCAGTAGAATTAGATGTCGCTGGCAAAGTAGATTATGATGATTTAAGAAAATATGCTACTTCATCCTTTACAGCTAGCAATAGATATGTTTCCTTACCTGCTGATTTGACAATAATAAGATCTGTTCAAGTCATAAATGGATCTACTAGAACTTTTCTTGAAAAAAGAGATACTAGTTTTATTTCTGAATACAATAATGGAGGAGCTACTGGTCTACCCAAATACTACGCAAATTGGGATGATTTTAATTTCTTAGTAGCACCAGTTCCGGATTCTGCATATACTGTGCAAATTAATTATATTACTGATCCACCTCAGTTCACATCTTCTAACAATACATTCTTGTCTACTTATCAAGAATCAATGTTATTACATGGTGTGCTGACAGAAGCTTTTAGATATTTAAAAGGCCCGCAGGATATGTACAAGCTGTATGAAAGTAAGTATAATGAAGAAGTACAGAATTTTGCTCTTCAACAAATGGGGAGAAGAAGACGTGCGGAATATGATGATGGGGTGCCAAGAGTTAAGATACCTTCACCATCACCAAATACGTAATTTTAAAGGAGAACAATTATGGCAATAACAACTAACGCAATTTGCAGTTCATTCAAAAAGCAATTGTTAGCTGGTGAACACGACTTTGATAGTTCAGGTGGAGATACATTTAAATTAGCAATGTATACAAGCTCAGCTACCTTAGGTAAATCAACAACTAATTATGCAACCTCAAATGAAGTTTCATCACCATCAGGATATTCTGCCGGTGGAAAAGCTTTAGTAAACCAAGGTGTAAAAGTTTCATCATCAGTAGCGATTACTGATTTTGCAGATTTATCTTTCACAGGTGTCACTTTAACAGCTAGAGGTGCTTTAATTTATAATACAACTACTGACGGTGGCTCAAACACTACTGAAGCAGTTGCTGTATTAGATTTTGGCGGAGATAAGACTGCAACTTCTGGAACATTTACAATCCAGTTTCCTGCATTCACAACATCTGCTGCAATTTTAAGAATTGCATAATAAATAGGAGTTAAAATGGCTTTGGTAGTAAACGATAGAGTAAAAGAAACCTCTACCACAACAGGTACAGGTACATTAGATTTAGCAGGAGCGGTATCCGGTTTTGAATCGTTCGTTACAGGTATTGGTAATTCTAATACCACTTATTATGCTATCGTTAACGAAAACGGTGAGTTCGAAGTTGGTCTTGGAACTGTAACCGATGCAGCTACAGATACATTATCAAGAACTACGATTATTTCTTCATCTAATAGTGACTCTGCGGTTAACTTTAGTGCAGGAACAAAAAATGTTTTCTGTACTTTACCTGCTTCCAAAGCCGTTATTGAAGACGCAAATAATCATGTAACTTTACCTCATGATTTATTTATTGAAGGTGGTCTTATTGATCTTAAAAATGATGGCGGTGCTGTATCACAGATTAAATTTTATTGTGAGGCTAGTAACGCTCACGCACAGACACTTATTGGTGCACCACACTCAGAATCTGCTACTAATACTTTAACACTGCCAAGCACTGGGGGTGATTCTGTTTTAGTCACAGATAGTTCAACATCAACACTAACAAATAAAACTTTAACAAGTGCAGTATTAAATAGCACAATAAGTGGGACTTCAATTAAGGATGAAGATAACATGGCATCTGACAGTGCTAGTCACTTAGCGACACAGCAATCAATTAAATCATACGTAGATACACAAGTAGCTACAGTTCCAGTAGGAGATATAACTTCTGTTGTTGCAGGTACAAACTTATCAGGTGGCGGTACATCAGGAGATGTTACACTAAATTTAGCTGACGCTTCTACGTCTGCCAAAGGAGCAGCATCATTTAGTTCAGATAACTTTGCTGCTAGTTCTGGAGCAATAACAATTAAAGATGCTGGTGTAGCCACAGCCGAATTACAAGATAATGCAGTTACGACTGCAAAAATTACTGATTCTAATGTAACGACAGCCAAGATAGCAGATTCTAATGTGACGCTTGCAAAAATGGCAGCGAACAGTGTAGACAGCAATCAATACGTTGACGGTTCAATAGACACAGCGCACATTGCAAACGATCAGATTACGAATGCCTTAATGGCAGACGATGCTATAGACGCAGCCCAAATTGCTGATAATGCTGTTGGGTTAGCTGCAATGGCTCATGGTACAGACGGTAATATTATTTCTTATGATGCTAACGGAGCCCCGGTTCATGTTGCAACAGGAAATGCTGGACAAGTTTTAACTTCAGCAGGTGCGGGAGCACCTCCAACTTTTCAAACTCCAACAGTTGGAGACATAACTTCTGTTGTTGCTGGTTCAGGTTTAACAGGTGGTGGTACGTCAGGCGATGTAACATTAAACGTTGGAGCTGGTACTGGTATCGATGTTGCAGCAGACGCTATTTCTGTTGACGTATCTGACTTTATGACTAATGGTTCAAATAACAGAATTGTTACGGCAACTGGTGCTGATGCACAAAATGCAGAAGCTAATCTTACTTTTGATGGTTCTACTTTAGCTGTTTCAGGAGCTATAACTACTACAGGTAATATCACTACAGATCACGTTTTACCCACAGCAAATGATACTTTTGATTTAGGTGCTGATGGCAATGTTTGGAGACATGTGTATACTGGTGACTTACATTTAACTAACGAAGCGAAAGCTGAAGGTAATGCTGTTGATGGTACAAAAGGTAATTGGACTATTCAAGAGGGTGCTGAACATTTATTTATTTTAAATAATAAAAATGGTAAAAAATACAGATTTAAATTAGAAGAGATGTAATGATATTTAATTTTGAAAAAAACCACTATGATAGTGAAAAGTTATCTGATCAAGGTAAAGTGTATTTACAAAAATTACAAAACATTGTTGTAAAAAAAAATCAATTAAGTCTAGACTTTAACGATTGCGAAGTTTTACAAAAACACTACTCTGATCTACTTAGTAAAGAACTTCCAGAGAAAGAAAAAACTACCTCTGAAATGTTACAAGAAGGATTCGATCAAGAACAAAAAGGAGCCTAGTCTATGGCTTTTGGTAATACCGCCTTTTCTGAAGCGGCTTTTTCATCTGAAGATAATAACGCGATTGCTTACCCTCAAGGTAATGTCCTTACAGGATCTGTTGGAGCTTCTGGAACTGAGGGAGATAACAATGTTACTGTAACAGGTATCCAAGCAACTTTTACCAACGCAGGAGCTGTTGCAGGTTCTTCTGTATTAGTCCTTGTGACTGGTTCACAATTAACTACATCAATAGGAGAAGAAACTTCTGGTATAGGAGTTCCTGTAACTGGACAAGAATTATCTATTACAAACAAAACTTCAACGCAAGATACATTAACTGCTTTTGGAGAAACTCCTTTTGCAACACTAAGTCCTAGTACCTTTAATATACCAAGCGTTTTAATTGAAGCTACCACAGGAGCTGGAAGTCTTCCAGAGTTCTTACTTCAAACATCTTTAGGAACTTTTTCAGTATCAGCAGATGGTAACGTTTCTGTAGTAGTCACTGAACATACAATGAATACTTCTGTTGGAGATGTAAGTATTACAGGTATAGCAAACGTTTCAGTTACTGGCACTCAAATGACCATGACATTAGGAGATGAGTCTGCATTTACAGATCATACTGTTGAAGTTACCGGTCAACAATTAACAATGTCTATAGGAGAAGAAGTTCCCACAGCAAATGCTGATGTTTCTTTAACAGGAATTCAATTAACAAGTTCTCTTGGAGATGCAGAACAAGAAACTAGATATGCCGTTACAGGTGTTCAAATGTCCACTTCTGTAGGATCTGTTACAGTAACAGGAACTGCTAATATAGATGTTACTGGAATTCAGTTACAATCTAATTCTGGAAGTCCAAATATCACAGCATGGGCTGAAATAGATCCTGGAGTGTCTAATGTTTGGACTGAGGTTGATCTAGCAGCGTAGAGAGGATATAATAGCGACATGTCATCAACATATACTGATCTTGGAATAGAATTAATGGTTACAGGTGCCAATGATGGTACTTGGGGAACTAAAACAAATACAAATTTACAAATTGTTAACCAACTGCAAGGTTACGTAAATAAATCAATTGCAGGCGGTGCACAAACAACAGCTTTATTAATAGCTGATGGCTCTACTGCATCTTCCGATGCAAGAAATTTAATTATAGAATTATCTGGAACAATAACAGGAAATCAAATTGTTACAGTTCCAAACAGTATAGAAAAATCTTATATTGTTTTTAATAATACATCTGGAGCACATACTGTTGAATTTAAAACGGCTGGTGGAACTGGTCCTACGTTTTCAGCTACAGATAAAGGAATAAAAATTCTATATAGCAATGGAACAAATATTATTGATGTAAATGCTAATTTAAAGACTTTAGGTGCTATCACAACAGGGGCAATAACTTCAGGAGCAATTACAGCTACAGGTAATATACTACCTGGTGCTAACGACACATATGATCTAGGAGCCTCTGGTAACGTTTGGCAGAACGTTTATACTGGTGATTTACATCTTAATAATGAACACAAAACTGAAGGTAATACAGTTGATGGGACAAAGGGGAGCTGGACTTTACAGGAGGGTTCTAACGATATATACTTAATCAATAATAAATCTAATGAAAAATTTAGATTAAAATTAGAAAAAATTTAAGGAGACGTTATGGGTATTATTTCAAATGGCAATACAGTAATAGATAATGGTGATATCGAAGATAACGAAGTCGATACCGCACAAATAAAAAATGATGCAGTAACTGCCGACAAAATTGCAGACACTGCTGTCTCTGCGGGATCTTATACTTCAGCTTCAATTACAGTTGATGCTCAAGGAAGATTAACAGCTGCATCTTCAGGTTCTTCTGGTGGTGGAGCATTAAGTTTTAAAATTTTAGCAAACGGTCCAACATCTGGAAACACACCAGGTAGTCCTGGTTCAAACGCTTTTGCTGCTTACGCATTTTCTGGCGGGGGCGGAGGCGGAGGTGGAGCCGGTTCATATGGTAGAAACGGTGGATCTGGAGGCAGTGGAGCCTTTGGGTACTACGAAGGTAATTTAACTGGTGGTTCAGCAGTCGCTTACGCTGTAGGTGGTGGAGGTTCTGCCGGAGGGAGTGGTCATCACGGTGGTTCGCCAGGAGGAGCTGGAGGAGCTACTAGCTTAACTGGTAAGTTTACAGTAAACGGTTCAAGCGGTGGAAACGGAGGACCTAGTGGAGGAAATGGAAACACTGGTTCAGGTGGAAATGCCCCAGGTGCAACAGGAAACTTTCCTAAAAATTTCTTTTTTGATGCTAGTAATTTTGGAACTCCTGGTTCAGGTGGAAAAAGAGATGTTCCGTCAAATGCAGGTGGTGGTGGTTTTTTACTTTATTATGAAAACGATTTAGGAGCGTAAGGATTTTAACTATGGCATATTTTATACTTAACCCAAACGAAACAGATTATACAAATATTTACAGAATAGCTGCAAATGATGCAGATAAAGATAATCTTAATTTAGATGCAGAAAATATTACTGTAGATGTAAGTGATTCAGATTTTAATAATTTAAGAACTGGTATGAAATTAATTTCATCATGGGATGGCACAAACTATACTTTTGTAGATGCGTTACCTACTGATGAGCCAACTCCACCAGAGGATCCTGGTAGCAGTCCTGCTTTCTTTTCTGCTGCAGATCAAGTAAGTGCCCATATAAATGATGTTGTGGGAATTTGTAATGCTTTTATCAACGAACAAAATAATGCAAGCAACCCTTTATTTAGTTCAATTGAATCTTACAAAAATTATCTAACAGGTTTTGATACTTCTACATTAAGTTATCCTATGACAGTTACTTGGGAAAAATATTGTGAAGATAATGGTATAAGTTATTTCCACCCTTTACAGATACCTTAATTTGATTATATTGTAGCAACAATGCTACAAAATATTATTGAATTTAAAGCTAATCATCAATATGTAGATTTAAAAGAAGATCTTCCAAAACCAA